GACTATATTTCTTAATTGAACATTTTCATCATTTGCTAAACTAATAAACAACGCTGGGTTGCTTCTAGCAAATAAAAGTAAATCTCTTTTTAACTCTTTAGAGCTCATGTTATTTACTTTTGAACCAAGTTCAACTCTTAATATAGCTTCTGCTTGATCTATATCTATATTTCTAGCTGCGTTTAAAGCATCAATTTGCATATCTAATATGCTTAATTGATCTTCAGCTTCTGCAACTGAACTAAACTCTTCATATAGTCTGCCTTTTAAAGGGTGATATAAAGAAAGTAGTTTTTGTAAGTTTTGCTTTTCTTTTGGTACTTTTAAATCTCCATCTCTAAATATGATGTGACCTAAAGTTGCTTCACCTTTTTGTTCTTCTACAAATGGTGAATCTTGGTTGGTTGCATATCTAATTTCTTTTTGTTTACCTGTATTTTTGTCAAAATACAATAAAGCGTGTTTTTTAGTATGCTTACTAGGTATTGTTAATGTTAGTGGATTTTTTTTACCTGTTAAATAATAAACCCTATCTTTTATTTCCCAACTAGGTTTAGTTGGTTTTGTTTCTTTTTTTGGCGCAGTTTTTACTGCTACCTCTTGAGGTGCAACCTCAACAGCTTCTGCTTGAGCTTTTTTAGCCATGATATAATAAAATTAAATAATTAATAAAAAATCCTAGGGCTACACTCACTTTGTAACCCTAAGATTTATTTTAAGAAGTAATTACACTCCTTTGAAAAGTACAAAGTTGTTAGCAGCTTGTGTTACTAAACATCTTTCAGATAGGAAGTTTACTTCCATAGCATCTAAAGTAGATGTAAATGCACCACCAGCAGAACCAGTTAACCAAGACTTCATTCTTCTGTCGTCAGCTTGAGAAGCTCTATAACGCACGTGTAAGAAAGGTCTACGGATGTTAGTTCCTAACACTTGATCGTATACAGTTGATGTTCCAGCAGGTATTAATACACCTTCGATAGAATTAATTCCAGCGATAGCGCCACGAGTTGAAGCATCGTTTAAGTATTTCCAATCAGTTTTGTAGAAATCATAAGAACCTCTTCTGAAACCGCTAAAACCTAAGTTTAATGCCATTTCTTCTGAGTTTTCAAATAATCCAAATGCAGTACCTCCAGCAGTACCACCAGAAATTGAAGCTAGCATATCATCAAAATCCAAAGCAGTTTGTCTTTGTAAAAATAACATGTTTTCTTCAATAGCTCCTTGAGTATCTAAGTTTTTAAGAATAGCATCAAAGTCATCGATTCCAGCAGCAGCAGTAAATCCTACTTGTACATTACCTCTGTCTTCAATAGCAGCAAATAAACCTTCAGTACCTGCTAATTTTAAAGTTGTAGCAGCATTTATACCTGCATTTTTCTCACCTTCTACCATAGACATTTCTAAGTAATCTTCAAAACGTAATCTTGTTTCAGACTCAGCTTTTAAGTACCATAAATATCCAGAAGCACCATCTTCAGTTGCAACTTCTACCCAACCGATTTGAGCCATATCAGAACCAGATACTACGTATTGGCTTCTAATAATAATTGGCGTATTTGAATACTGTTGGAAAGCAGGATCTACAGAAACATATCCGTTAGCAGCAGCACCAGCAGCAGCAGTATTTCTATCTAAAGCTATACCTTTTTCGTAAGCAGAACCATATACAAATACTTTTAATTGAGTTGCACCAATAGTACATCCATTAGCTGCGTTTTCCAATGCAAGATTATTAAAAGGCTCAACGACTATAGTAGTGGCACCAGCACCAGGAGTACTAGCAGAAACAAAACATTTAGCCTCACCACCTGTTACAGTATCTAAAACAACTACAGTGTCGCTTGGAGATATAACGTTATTTACACCCGCTGGAATAGTAAGCACGTTACCGTTAGCAGGAGCTACACCAACACCACCACCAGTAGCGGAACAACCGTCATAAGCAATGTGTAATCTATTTTGTTCAGACCAAATTACTTGATCAGATGTCATTGGCATTTCAGCGCCAACCATTCTTAAGAAGCCAGATAACGTTCTGTTTCCATAACGCTCTACTTCTTGTTCGTAAACTTCTGGTAAATACTGCTGAGCAAATGTGTCAGTGTATCCAGCACCACCGTCGTTAAATTTTAGATAGTTACTATTTAAAATCTCTTGTGTTTGAGATGGAATAATACTACCAAATTGAGGAGTTAAACTCATAATTTTAATTTTTTATTAGTTAAATTTTTTAGTTTTTATTTTAAGTTTTGTAGAATCAGCACCTGAAATAGCTTTAACTTTAAATCCGTTAATAAACACATCACCTTGAGAAGTTCTAGCCTTAGTGTCACTCAAGTTTTTTGATTTGTTTACAACTTCTTTTACAGCATCTGCCTTTCCTTGCTCATAAAAATGAGAGGCAATTTTATCTACATTTTCAGCAGCATAAATAGCTTTATGATAACCATTAACATCTTTAACATTACCAGATTCGTCTAGGAACTTCCCAACGAGGTTTGTTATATCAGACTGGTTTTCGGCAACTTTATCTTTGTTTTGAATATTGTACTTATATTTCTTTTCACCAACACTGATATCAAAACCTTTGAAATCATCGCTAAAAAGCTTTTTTGTACTATCTTTAAACATTTTATGTTGTTGCTCAGCTTGTTCTTGCTCCTTATTATATCTATTGAAAAAATCCATAGCTTTTTGTTGTTCTTGAGTAACGCCCGGTCTCAACTTGATCTCGTCGTAATATTTACTCTTTGTTTCCTCTAAAAAGTTTTTGGCTTTTGCAACTTCTTCTTTAAACGCAAGTTTCTTTTTGCGTATATCTTTATCTTCATCTATATCTTCATCGTACTCAAAATCTTCCAACAAAAGATCAAGATCTTCAGAATCTAGATAAGGTTTATTTTTTTTGTAATACTCTTTAATAAGAGTTTTGTCGTCTACATTGCTATAATCAGCATTCAAACGAGTATAATCTTCTATTGTCCCACCAGTTTCTTCCATAAACGAAACTAACTTTTCAATATTTTCTGGCAATGGTTTGCCTAATACTTTTTCATCTCTTATAGCTTCTTTAACTTCAGCTTCAACTTCTTTAACTTCAGCTTCTGTTACTTCTTGGATCGGAGAAAACCCTTCAGTAGTCTCGTTGGACTCTTGTATAGGTTCTCCCACCTCTGTGCTATCTCCGGATGGTTCTTCCACAGATACCTCCTTTGTTTCTCCGATTTGAATGGCATCTTTTTTTTCTTCTTGTTTTGGAATTACTACTTTTTTAACCTCAGGTTCTAATTCAACCAAAGGTTCTTTAGGATTAATATTAACTTTAGTAATATTATCTTTAGTTTCGTTTAATTTTCTAGGTGTTTTCTTTTTAGTTTTTAACTTAAAGTCACCTTCCTGTTTAACAGGTTCATTTGTTTTTACTTCTGACATAATATAATATAATTAAATAATTAAATAAACGTTTACATAAACGCTCCCATACCAGCATCTGGCTGGTTCTCGAAATCAATTGGTAAGCCGTCATTTTTTCTTTGGCTTATCATTTCACTTTGTTGCGTACCTTCCATTTTTATACGCTTGTCTTTTCTATTTTCTTTTTCAGTTTCTTTTTGCGTTTGCATTTGAGTTTCCACTTGCTTTAATTGCATGTCAAGTTGATGTTGCATTTGCATTTTTTGTTGATCAAGTTTCGCTTGAACTTCCATTTTTTTAATTTCCATTTCAGTTCTAGCTTGCTCATATTGTACTTTAGACCCAGATATTGCTTCTTGTTTTTGAACTTCAGCCATAGCTGTTTTTTCAGCTGTTTCAGCTTGAGCAGCCGCTTGAGCTTGAATATTAGATTGCTGAACTTGCATATCTTCTTTTTGCTTACGCTTACGCTTAATTTTAAGCATTTGATTAGCAAGTTTAATATTTTTTATTTGACGTAAATCTATAGCGTCATCTAAATCAATATTACCTGCTTGTAAAGCAACTTGAATATTAGCCTCTAATTTAGCTTGCTCTTCTTCATCTGGCTCCAATTCTAAGAATATACCAAAATCATGTAAATTTAAATCTTCTACTTGTCTTAGTGTCTCAACATTAAAAGCAGATATTGAATTTTTTAATGACTCTGCAGTTAATGGAAACTCTAAAGCATCAGCTATTTTCAAAGCAATGTTTTCAGCTATTCTAAGAGTTATATATAAACTTGATTGATTTATATGTCTAGTAGCTGTATTTGAAGCATTAGCTGCTAATTTTTGTAATCCAACTAATGTATTGCGATCAGGCAGACTACCGTCTCTTGCTTCATTAAGCCCGGTTACATCACGTATCATTTGTAAGTAATATTGATACGTAGTAATTAAACTTTGTATTTTAGCACCACCACTACTACTTTGTAGTTCTTGAATTGGTACTTTACCTCTATTAAGTTCACCATCTTGAGTTAACGATCTACCAACAATAGAACCTGTTTGAAAATACATGTTTAATGCTTCAGCAGGATTATAATTAGTACCATTACCAAGATCAACTTCAGCTAAACCGTCCATATCTAAATATACACCATCTGGTACCATACGAGATAAAACTTGCTGGAGTTTTAAATGTGTTATTTGAATCATATCAGCAAAGCCAATACATTTACTAACTAGTGAATCAATTCTACCTTTATACATGCGTGGTGCACATATAGAGTAATTCATTTCAACTTTTGTTGTATCAGCATATGGTCTTGACATGTTTTCAGCAAGTTCCCATTTTAACAATGTATCAGTTCCTAAAACCTTAGCACCACTATATAATACTTCAATAGATCTAGATACTCTTTCAAACATATCACTTTCTGGAGGATTAAATGTATCAGGCTTTTCAATAGCTTTCATTAATCCTTGATCTGTTTGCTTTATTTTAAATACTTGATTATGGTATGTTTTATAATCAAAATATAAAACTTGTACAGTATTCTCATCATAACCACCCCAACCTGTAACATATTGTCTGTTACCTGGCATAGCTTGTATTCTTTTTAACTCTTCTTCAGATTCTTCAAAATTAGGATCTTCAGTATATGAATAAACCATATATGCAGGATCTACATAATCAACTGTTATGCCGTTTGATGTGTTAAAATTAGTTTTACAAGCAGCAATACCACATACTGCTAAATCCATATTTAATCTTCTTCTAACTAAGTTATATTTATTTTGAGCCATAACAGAAGATATTGCTTCTTCTTCTGCTATTTCAATAGCTTGTTTATAACCTAATTGCATATGAAGTTCTAACTCTTCTTCTGTTTCAGGAACTACATCAGGATTTGGTGTTTGATATAAATCAATACCCAGGGTATTTTTTATGTTTTCAATATATTCTTTTGCTAACATATCTTCATACATTTTAGAAGCGTATGAAGTTCTTTTTTTAACGGAGCTAGGATCTTGAGCGTAAGCTTTTATTTCATAAGCTTTTTGCGATATACCATTAACTACAATATCTACAAACTTTGATAAAATAGGTACTGGCTTCCAGTCTAAATTTAAATAAGACAAATCACCATTAATTGATAATTCATCTTTGTATTTTTGTATGGGTTGTTCACCTCTAGCGTAAAGTCTTAAAGTGTTAAAGTTATTCCAGTTTGTTAAATATCTGTTACCGTTAACTCTTCCAGATTTAAACCACTCGTATTCAATAGCCATAGCAACTTGACTGCCATATTCCCAACTTGCTTTTTCAGCATCACTTACTACTTGACTAGGAAAAGCGCTATTTGAGTTAGTATATATATTCATTTAACTTATAATTTTTGATGAAGTTCCCCTATTGTCATATCGTTTAATTCCTAAATCAACAGGTTGTAATTTTGTTTTGTTTACTGGTGAATACCTATGCTTATTACAAGCCATTAAAGCTAAACCAGAACTAATAGAAGCATCGTGACGTGTTCTATTATTAATATTAAATTTAGCCCAGTCTTCTAACGTTTTTTGAAAATACATATCACCATAACCAGATTCTTTTAAACCTACAAATGTTTCTATATATGTTTCTATTGCTGAAGCGTGAGCTTGCTTTATATCCTCACTTGAGTTTGGTATACCACCTAACTCTCTTTCTGTTATTGATAGTTTATTATATTTTCTATCAGGTCTGTTCATTGAAAATCCTCTATAACCTCGTTTTTTTAAATAATACAAAAGTCTAGGTTTATTATTTTCAATTAATATAGGCATGCCATAAAAAACACAGGCCATTAGTACATCTTCAAAAAATATTTCAGCTGTTTGAGGTCTAGCTATATATTCTAAAAAGAAATGATTAGATGGTGCGTCTTCCATAGAAAATTTTGTTAAGCCATGTAAAGATCCTTTCGAACCTCTTTTATCAACAGTTCCTGATATATCATAAGGGTCACATCCAAAAGCACCTATATGCTCATTACCAGGATAATTTGTATTATTTTTTCTATATCTTTTGTTTTGCAAATGAACAGGAGGAACCCAGCTAACGTTAAATCTACCACTTTTGTTAGGAACAAATATAACTTTTGTATCTTGTTCTGCATTTTCCCATTGAAAACTACCTTGCGTAATATTAATAGAATTACGCATGTCCTCGTTAAAATCTATTTGTTCATAAATTTTAGTTAGATTAAATAAAGATTCTTTTGATTCATCTCTAAACGCATGCTTTTCAGTACGTGGAAACTGTCTATAAAATTCATTTAAAGCATCTTGATCTTGCTTTAATCCTTCCACTTCGTTGTCCCAATATTCTATTACACCTAAATCTATAATTTCACCTTGTGGTCCTTCAACAGATTTGTTTGGTGTTTGGAAGAC